CTGTGGCTCAGCAGGGTGATCGTAGGGGTACCGAGGCAACCAGCAGCGTTAGTCATCATAGTCTCTGGGCCAATCACAAGATTGGCATACTTCGCCGCACAAAGGCTCTCTCGAATCCCCCACTCCCCAACCTTGTCATGCAACCGCTGGTGCTGGTACTTAAGCCTAGTGACTCCATCACCCACGGTAATCACATAAGCCTCTGGGTGAGCCAGCAGAAAGTCCTCAATCACCAACTCCTGGGCAGGGTAAACCTTGTGATGGCTACTGCCATTCATTGCCCAGATAATCAGGAACTTCCCCTTATACTGAGCTAAAGCTTTCTCGCAGTTTCTCTCTTCAGCGTTAGTAAAATATAATTCCCCTCTTTTCCCCACAACTTCAGGGTACCCACCAAATCGCATTGTTGCATCATAGTAGTTATGCTCTCCGGTTTTGATTCGCCACTCTTTGGGTGTGTAAAAATCCCTTCGACCTTCAACCTTAAGGAATCGTCCTTCAAGGGATTCGCTGAGGTTAATATAACGTGCATAGTCGTTTCTCCATTCATCCCAGTAAGGCCCAAGCTCTGGATTAGGAATCATCTCGCGCTCTTGGATGATTAGGTTTTTGACGTAGGGGTTATGCTCAATGATGGGCATTGCATAGGGGGAGATGTTCATGGTTACTTCGTAGCCATCATCATGAAGCTGGCGGATCAACGGTGTGATCATGATCATGTCGCCAAGCGCCCCGTAGCGGCAGATACACGCGCGCGGCTTACCGCTAAGTGGCTCGACCACCTCAATCCCCTTCTTACCATAGAGCTTCTTGTAGATATGCAGCGCCCAGCCGTCCCGCTCGATGAGCGTCTTCAGCTTCCACTTCCCCGCCTGCTCGACCATCATTTTCATCCCATTGCTATCCCAGTGGAACTTTGCTTGGCGATTATCCAACCGCTGGACGAGAACCAGATGCTTATGTGGCGCAAGCTTCGCGGTGAGCGTCTTCAGCATCGCCGGAGGGTTATCCATCATCTCTAGACGCGGCCCAACGAACAGGTGATCAAACTTCCCGTCCATCAACCTATCTAGTTGATTATCCATGAGATCCACCTCAGGGGTGAGCACCACATCAACATTGAGAGAGCCTTTGTTAAGCGTCTTCGCAGGGTGAGGCACAATCGGATCGCCAAAGGTTATCCCTTGGCCACCGAGGTAAGCTGCGCTACGAAAAAGCACCCACCGAGGGATACGCGAGGGCTGTTGATTGGAATTAGCGGGGAGTTGCTGGTTAGGCGAGATTGTTACAATTTGAGACATACGTTGCTCCTACGGTTAAAGTAAACTACTACTTAATGTTCTAGATTACGAATGCAAGCGGCAAACTTGCGCCGTCTGCCAATCCATGCTTTGTTATCAGCGGTTGAGTTGTATAGCAAGGCTGCGCAATTCTTCGATGGCGGCTTTTCGCCCCGAAGCCTTGCCCAAAACCAAAACCGCTCAACATCGAGTTGGTACTGAAAACTGGACCAACCCCAACGCCAATATGTATGCCAAAGATTCTTAACGGCACGAAGCATGGTTACTCTTCGTCGGTGACACTATCCTGCGGGATTTCCTTACTCAAGGTAATCAAGAAATCGCCCCCAGGCTTCACTCTGGTTGACTTCCCAGCGTGCGGCTTCAAGTGCCTCAGGATACTGCGAGAGTTAACAGGGATCTGCTCGTTGCAGATATCACACCGTAGATCTCTCACTTCCAATCCCAACTCCTGCAACTTCAGCCACCCATCCCAATAGGCAATCTTCGGATCTCTTGCGCCCAGCGGATCATTCTGATACCCCGTGCGGAAGCTCAAGAAGAACCCTCCACCGTGATCACCTTCAAGATGCGCGAGCAACTGCTCAGGCTTCAAATTCATCACCGTATGGCATCCAGTGTTAAACGAATGCATCGGGAAATACCCCTCGCATTTGATAAACGTAGGATGCAACTTGGTGTCATAAAGTGCTTTCCAATTTGTAACAGTCTTACGCGGCTCTGGGTTAACCTCAGGCGCGACAGGCTCCAATGCAACCTTCGTGGCTGCACCAACGACATTTGATTCAACAGCAGGCATTTTCGGCTCCAATTCTCTGATTCCGTTCGGTAGACTTCCGTATTTAATTGTTCCCATAATTTGGTAAGGGGTGATTACGCCCACCCCTTAAGGCGTTCTAGAATAACTTACGCGTACAGCTCCTGTTGGTCAAACCAGATGGCGAACACACCACCAGCAGAACCAGCAGTAATCGTAGCAGTACCTACCGAAGTACCAGTGGCTTGGCCACCAGCAGCAAAGGTACCATTGGTGTTGGCCACAGCAGTCACAGACTGCCCAGCGGTCAACGTACCAATCGTAGCAACTGCAAAGGTGTTAGTTCCATTAAGGAAGTTCAACACCTCACCAGTGTAGTTAGCACTGGGAGCAGTTACAACCACCACCTGAACATTAGCCACCTTCGTCCGGCGAATGAACACCGGGAAGACGGCCACAGTCAAAGCAGAGGCATTTGCGGTGCTAGTACCAGACGTTGCACTACCCGTCGCAAGCCCAACCAGCGGCACTAGGACAGGAGTGTTATATTGAGGATCAGCATAAAAAGGCATCGTTATAATCTCCCTTCCTTAAGCGCTAGTCAAAAACACAATGTGCTGCTCCGCATCCGTGGTGAAATTCCAAACAATCTGGAACCCAATCAGCGAATACCAAGCAAGGCCCTGGTCACGTCCGAAATCCACCGAAACCTTCACACGAATCTCTTCGGGGATGGCCACAGCTTCATAGACGTTATCATTGCCGAAGAACACCGCCTGACCAAACACAGTGGACGAACCAACCGCGTTGGACAAGAAACCAGTCTCTTCCACGAACCGAGTGGTGTAGTATTCCCCAACTTCACCCGCGAAAATGTTCTTCGCGAAGCTGTCGGTATACTTACTAACATCCACCCACCCGCCAGTACCCGTATCGGAGTGCATCCCCGACAGCGCGGCAACGCTCGCAATGCAAACATAATTGCGGCCGTCAAACCTCGGCACCAGCTTTTTCTTCATGAAGTCCACAACCGAACGGGTGTTAGCAGCCGTGAGGTTAGCCGAAGCCACCGCCGTCGCCGTACCATTAGTCGTGAAGATCACGCTCCCAGTGTTAGTTGCCACCGCGATAAACTGCGTAGCAGTATACTGAGAACCACACGCACTCTCCAGAACCTTCACCATATCATCGCGAAGCTTCTGTTCGGTGACGGGTTCAATTTGGAACTGACCCAACACCTCCAACTTGCCCGTATAAGGCACGCTGTTTCCGTACTCGTTAATCTTACCAGTTCCCTGGAGGATGGTGTAATTCGTCTGAGGAATCGTATTGGTTTCCACGAGGGTTCCGCCCTGCGTAGAGACGTTGGAGATCTTGTCATACAGCCAAGTATCACCACGATTTTTGCCAATTGCTTCCTTCACATCAACGAACTGACGGAAGCGAAACATCGGCTGAGCCACCGAACGCAACTTCTGCGTAAGGTAAGGCTGAGACAGAAATCCACCAAGGGAACCAGTGCTGTACTGTTGACCAGGCATTCTGTTTAACTCCTTGTTGAATTAGCGACGCCGTTAGGCGCACGCAAAAAACTCAACTTGCCATCCCGCTAATCTTCGACATATTCGCCTTGCGTGCTGCCAAATAATCCGTCGGTGACAGCATTTCTTGTTCATTGGGAGCTTGTCGCTGCCCATTGGTTTCTTCGCGGCGTTGAATATCATTAGGAGACATAGTTGTCGAAGCTAACACCTCGCGTTTCGTGGTGAGAGCCTCATTTTTTGCGGCGGCGCGGGTACGTCGCAGAACGTTTCGCATTGATTCTACAGATTTATTTACGGCTGTTTTATAGGCCGCAACGTAATCTTTGTTGTTTTTGATGGTGGGTTGGAGAAGGGCGAATTCCTTTTCAGCCTTCAAGCTGATAAGATCTTCGACATCCAACATATCACTATTTGACGCACGAACGGAGTTGTTGAAATCTTCGATTTCCCGCTCCATGCGGTTGAGTTCCATTGCTTGAACTAAGGTTTCTTGGATAATCTTTTGCTGGGCACCTTGAGCAACGTAGTCTTTTAGGACCTGCTCAGCCTCAGTGCGCTTGCCTTGCTGGAGCAACGAGAACCAATCCTCCTGAGGGATGGGCGGCGTTACTGCGGCAGCAGCGGCAGGACCTTGCTTTTCAATGAGTTGCTGCACCTGAGACGAGAGCTGGGAGAACATTGACTTATAATCAGGCTCGGCTGCGGCGGGCGGGGCGGCTACTTGCTGGGACTGCTCCTGCGCCTGCTGGCCGTAGAGCTTGTTATAAAGAGCCTCTCGGGTTTCTTGCTGGGGGGTTTGAGATTGTTCAGGCGGTGCCTGGGGGGTTTCTACCACTTGCTGTGATTCGGATTGGTCCGGCATTATTTACCTCTTTCCTATTATATTACTT